ACGTTGCGCAACTCAGTATTTGAGCAGCTGGTATGGGCCATAAGTATTCTTGGCGTTGCCGATGCTTGGGAAATCCCGGAATCAAAGCTGGTTCTGACTTACAAGCCTACCGGCCAGAAGATTATATTCCGGGGTGCAGACAATCCGCGCAAAATCAAGTCTATGGCTTTCAGCAGGGGCTATAACAAATATGTCTGGTTCGAGGAATTGGACGAATTTAACGGCATGGATGAAATCCGCATGATATTACAGTCTTTGCTTCGTGGCGGGCCGGAATTCGCTGTATTTTACTCGTATAACCCGCCGAAAAGCATAACTAACTGGGTCAATGCCGAATCTCAAATGACGCGTCCTGATCGCCTGGTGCATCACTCAACCTATTTAGATGTGCCGCGTGACTGGTTAGGGTCTCAATTCATTCAAGAGGCCGAGCACCTAAAAGAAGTCAACGAAAAGGCCTATAACCACGAGTATTTGGGGGAAATAACAGGGACAGGCGGCGAAGTTTTCCCCAATGTGCAAATCCGGTCAATATCTGACGAAGAGATAGAAGAATTTGAAGTCATTCGCCGTGGCTTAGACTTTGGCTTTGCAGCTGATCCTCTTGCCTATGTAGTATGCGCTTACAATCGCAAATATAAGCGGCTGTACATCTTCCACGAGTTATACAAGACTAATCTGTCCAACTATGCCGCCTGGGAGCATATCAAGGCCGAGAACAAGGACAACGAGATGGTGTTAGCCGACTCAGCCGAGCCCAAAAGCATCAACGAGTTGCAACAATACGGTTTGAGGATTACCGGGGTAAAGAAGGGCCGAGATAGTGTTGATTACGGCATTAAATTCCTGCAATCACTTGAGGCCATTGTTATAGATGATGCGCGATGCCCTGAGACTGCCCGAGAATTTACGAACTATGAACTGGAAAAGGATGCAAACGGAAACTGGAAGGCGGGGTATCCAGACAAAAACAACCACGCTATTGATGCTGTGCGCTATGCGATGAACTATGAGGCCATGAAACATAGAGATGCCCAGAAGGCAAAGAAGAACGACAATACAGCGCATACAGCACCTAGCTCTCACAGATTCACCGACCCGCCAAATCAAAGCATAACCGGCGGCGAAGCAACAAGGAGTTACCTGGATTACGGATTCTAGGGGAGGATATGATGCAATATATGATACTAGGAGCGGCCCTAGGGCTGCTCTTTTCCATTTTCGGTGTATGGGCCTATGAGCGCGGCTTACGGGCTGGAATGAGGCAGACAAGGGGCATAGAGCCTGAGCCTATCAAAAGCCCTATCACAGTCATTGCAGAGCGCAAACAGGCTAAGGCAGCAAAGGCCGAGACTGACAGACTAGCGGAGGGGATGCGTAACATCTTTTCTTATAATGGCGATCCGCAGCCAAAAGGTGGTGAGAAGTAGTTGGATAAGGTAACAGATGCTTGGAAGCTCTACCAAGCCGGGCTAGACTACCATACACGAATATCACATGTGGAAAATGTGGACAAAGCCGAGAGGTTCTATGCTGGCGATCAGTGGAAGGGCGTGGTTGCAAACGGTCTCCCAACGCCGGTATTTAACATCCACAAGAGGGTGATTAACTACTTCATATCTGCCATATTGAGCCAGGATGTTAAGATGCAGTTTTCCGCTGACAATGTCCCGGAAGGGTCAGAGGATCCACAGGACCAGATCAAGCAATTAGCCGCAGACATTGTCAATGACCAATGCGCTATATTGTGGGAAAGACTCAAAATGACATCCAACCTGCGTCATGTGCTGCGAGATGGGGCAATATCAGGAGATATGGCAGGTTGGTCATTCTGGAATGAATCGCTGCGCAATTTTGATCCAGTTTCTGGTGTTGAGCCTGAGGGTGACATTGACTTTGAGCTGCTGGACAGTGTCAATGTTTTCTTCGGCAATCCCAATGACTACCGGGTGCAGCGACAACCGTATATAATCATCTCCTTTCGCGCATTAGTCTCCGAATTGAGGGAAGAAGCCAAGCAGAACGGAGTCAGCAAGCAGGACATTCTCAATATTGTTGCGGATAAGGATTATACCGAACAGTCAGGCGATAGAGCAAAGGTAGAGTTAGAGTCTGGTGCTGGCGAAGAAAGCGGCAAATGTATCGCTCTTATCAAGCTGTGGCGCGACAAAAAGACCGGTCATATCTGGTGGAATAAGTCAACTAAGTCTGTTGTCATTCGCAAGGATCAGGATTACGGCATTACAAAATACCCTATTGCCTGGTCATGCTGGGACTTTCGCAAAAACAGCTATCATGGGCAAAGCGTAGGGCTTGAGCTCATACCAAACCAGATTTTCATCAATAAGATGTTTGCAATGGTTATGCTCCACCTGATGAAAACGGCCTTTCCCAAGGTTGTGTACAACTCTGACCTGTTAGATGAATGGAACAATCAGATTGGCCAGGCTATACCGGCACATGGCGAGGACATGACCAAGGTTGCGCATTACCTGCAGCCTGCTCAAATGTCCAACCAGGTGATGAATGTCATAGAAGCTGCTATCAAGTATACCAAAGAGTTGGTGGGAGCATCCGATGCCGGGCTAGGCGAAGTAAGGCCGGATAACCACGCTGCAATCATAGCTGTACAACAGGCTTCGATGATGCCCCTGGAAACCATCAAGCAGAATCTTTACCAGTGGGTAGAGGATTTGGGCCAGATTTGGTTCGATTTCATGGCTCACAAATACGGCGTTCGTGAGGTTATACATGATGGAAAGCGTATAATATACGACTTCAACCAGCTACAGACGATGAAGATGAAACTAAAAATTGATGTTGGACCTTCTTCTTACTGGTCGGAGATCACCGCAGCGCAGACGCTGGATGCCCTGCTGAAACGCGAGAAGATTGACTTTATTCAGTACCTTGAGCGCATGCCTGATGGGTACATACCCAAGAAACAGGAACTGCTGGACGAACTCAAAGCTAACATGGAGGCAAGGAAACAAGCCGAAGCGATGCTTGCGCAGCAGGACGCTATGATGTCTCAGGACATGGGAGGAATGCCGCCGATGGGCCAGCCTCCTCCAATGATAGGAATGTAACCAAATAACCACTTACAGCACCCTCGGGTGCTTTTCTATTTTCTTATTAAAACGGGCGTGGAATATCAAGTGCCGCCGACTTGAAAGGAGTTATCCCAATGGAAGAAACCACAGTAACTTCGGGCGTAGAAGCTATAAGCGAACCTGTTGCCGCCGAACAGGAGGAACCCAATGTTGAAAATGAGACCGTTACCGATGAAACATCGGAACAAACACCTACAACGGGCGAAGAACATGCTCCCGCCGCCGGGGAGGAAAACAAGCTTGATGAGCGTGTCGAGGTTGCATTTGCTAAACGCCTTAATTCGGAGCGACAGAAGATCGCCGCAGAAGTAGCGCAAGCAGCTAGAGACGCCTTAATAGCCGAACTGAACATGGTATGGAACGGAAAGCCGATTAAAACCGAAGCCGAATACCGGGAGGCACTGAGGGAGAAGGAAATAATGGACTCTCTCTCCAACCAAAACCTGCCTCCGGAAGTGGTCGAGGAGATAATTGAAGGCCGCAGGTTCCGCGAACAGTTTCAGCAGATGCAACGGGAACGGTCGTTGCAAGAGCGCATAGACAATGATTTGCGCGAATTTGCCGAGTATTACCCTGATGTGAAGCTGGAAGAAATACCCGAGGATGTATTCCAATTATGCGGACAGAAGGGACTATCCCTCTTAGACGCTTACAACCGCCTTGAAGCACCGCGACAGATTGCCAAACTCAAGCAAGCAATCGAGGTCAAGGAAACCAATGATAAGAACGCCAACAACAGCCCTGGTAGCGTTACCGGGCAGGGTAAGATGCCGTCCGACTTCATAAGCCGGGAGATATTCGAAGCGAACAAAGCAGACCGAGGATGGGTGATAAAAAACCTATCTGCAATAACCAAGAGTCTGCCTAAATGGTAGGTAGACTCTTTTTCATGAAAGGATTGTGATGAAATGGCGAACGCATTCATTCCGGAAATTTGGGATGCTGCAGTCTTTAGGACCCTGGAAGATAACCTTATAGCGCGGAAAATATGCCGCAACTACTCCAATAAAGTCAGTAAATATGGTGATGTGATTCACTTCAGTGGGCTGGCTGATCCAACTGTAACCAGTTATTCAGGTACTGTTCAGTATGAAAACCTCGTTTCCGGAACAGTATCTTTGCCGATTAATGTGCAGAATTACTATGCTTTCGATGTAGACGACATCGAACAAGCAATGGCTAATGTTGATCTCAAAGGTTCACAGGCTGAACGAGCTGGATATGCCTTAAAAAAGGCTGTAGATACCGAAATCATGAAACTGTACGCCTATGCCGGGAACTCCATACCTGATGATGATAGCTGCGACACCGCTAGCATCTTGTCAGACATCGGCCTGATGAAACAAAAACTGGCTGAGAACAATGTGCCTGAAAACGATATGTGGCTGGTTCTGCCTCCGTGGGTACAATTAAAACTTGAATTGGCTGGCATCGTGTTTTCCATTAACGAAGGTATCCACGGCAAGGGCGGTATGATGTGGGCCAAGGTGCTGGGCTTTGACGCATACGTCACCAACCAAGTCCACGAGAGCGCGCCTACCCCTGTGTCTCATCTAATGGCTGGTTCTTATAATGCCATTGCCTACGCCGAGGCTTTAATGAAATCCGAAGCCCTGCGGTCTGAAACATCCTTCGCTACCCATGTTCGCGGGCTGCATGTTTGCGGCTACAAGGTAATCAAGCCTGCTGAACTTGTAAGTGCAAAACTGACATATGCTGCTGAAACTAAAATCTAATGACCGAGGGGCATTAAGCCCCTCTTAAATTTAAGGAGCGTGAAAAAATGACCGCAACTGCTGTCACTCTAAACACAATGTCTGATCTTAACAAACTAAAAGAACTGACCTGGACTGCGGCAACCGCTGACACCAATGGACTTGCCGAGGTATTTACCTTTACCCCGACCGGGAAACGGTTCCTGTTCCTTGTTGATTTAACCGCTGGCACAAGTGCTATAGCCGGCGTTACGGTGACATTTTCAGCAGGAACCCTTTGGGCAGGTCAAGCTATAAAAGATAATGCCCCAAGGCGTAAGATTTACGCTATTGAAGTAGATACTGCAAGGGTCAAGGGGGCATCCGGGGTGGTTACCGTAACCATTAAACCTAATATGGTTGACAAACTGCTTAGTGACCATGCCTGCAAGGTGATGGCGATAGACTTGATCTAATAGGGACGGGGAGGTTCGCAGCCTCCCCTTTTCTGTTTTTGAGGTGAAAACATGAAGTATGTATTCTATGGACAACCTAATCAGTTGGTCAAAGACCGCAAGCGCAAACCCATGAGTACCGAATTCATATTTAAGCCCCTTTTCCGTTTTGATGAAAAGGGTGAATATATTACCGATGATCCTAAACTGATCGAGAAATTAAAGCGCAAATTTAGGTTTAAGATGCTTGAAGAGGTTGAGCAACAAACAACTTTTATATGTAAAAAGTGTGGTGAATCCTTCGTAAACAAGGGTTTCTTGATGGCTCACCACAGAACTAAACATTAAGGAGGACAGTCCAATGAGTCAGGGTTTGATGAACAATGTTTTGGCAAGCCTGGGCCGTGGTCGTGCGACTGGCGGTACTAAGACTACCTTGGTTGATGCTAGAAAAAACTTTGAGGCCGATTTATTTAACGGCACCATCATTAAGATGAACATCGGGGGTATTGACTACTTCCGCACTATTACCGATACAGCGAACTCCACCCTTACCTTCGGCGCACTACCAGGTGCTAAAGGTTCAGGAATATGGACAGTTTCGGATGGCGTTACCATCACGGTTACCACCGTGGCAGATACCGCGACTGATTACACCCTTGAGGCGAAACTGGCAACTGGAAACAACAAGCCTTTGGCTGTTGCCCTTGATGGCACTGTTATTCGAGTAACCCTTGCAACCGATGCAAATGGTTCTTCTGACGACGCGAAGAACACTGTTACCCTTGTGACCGCCGCAATTGATGCATTGCCCGAATTCACTGCTGTTGCGTCTGGTGATGGTTCTACAGTATGTACTCCGACTTCTGCGCCCGTGTCTTTTTCCGGCGGTGTTGATGAGGTAAAACCGACAAATGGAGTTCATTATGAAATCCGTAGGCGGGACGCGGCTCAGATATTTGGTAGCGATGGGACTGACCTTATACCGGTAAAAGTTGGTGCAGATGGCTCATTGTA